GTAATTTGCAAATGTTACGGGATCAAAGCAGTAACATGTACAGGCCATTTGGTTGATAGGTTTACTAAGAAAATAGAGTCAAATTTAAGCCGATCATCACTGGCGAAGACAATCGCCGTTCGGCCCCTTCTCCGCAATGCGGAGGCGTACAAGAGCCTGTACGTGCTCCCTGACATCTTTGGCGGCCTTGACCTCCTTCTTGAAGAGCATGCCGGCATTGTTCCCCTTCTTGAGTGCATCGGAAGCGGCCTTGCCTGAGAGGCGGCTGGCAGATTTGTCAGTCACCATTTTGGTGTGCGCCGCGACATTTGAGGAGGGGGAATCGGCAGGACAGGACATAGGAGCCATACGTGTCTTCTTGTCCATTCTATAAGGTCGGAATAGAAGAAGTAGGGGATCAAATTTTATTGATCCCCTATTCGTATCAATGATCAAGGAGACCAACCAGTTCGTGCTGCCCGAGAAGATTCGCTACGCCTATCCGAAGCTCTACAATACGAACCTCTTCGCCGAAGTGAAACGGATAGGTGTGCAGCAATCCATCTTGTTGGAGGAGCTCAAGAATCATCAGAACGATCTGCTTGGCTTGCAGCGCCTCGGTTCTGACACGCAGGCCAAGCAGAAGGAGATCGCTCCCATTATAAACAAGATTCTGCTGCTAAACAACGACTTCCACCGACTTCGTGAGGACTTTATCGGGGAGATTCGGCAGAACAACAGCTGCAAGTGCTATTACTGCACGCCGTGTGGGTGGTTTAAGGTATGATGTGATTGCACTAGTTCCCAGTTTTCTGTTTGCCACGGTGATGCAAGATATTTGCGCCGCTTATCGAGACAATTTGGACAGAGGCAGCGATATAAAAATAGTAGGCAATACTATTTTCTTTCTATAGACATATGTAAATACAGTACATAATAATGCAATAAGGAATAGACTGTATAAAAAGAGAGATAGGTTGTTTGTAGAAAAAGGAGCAGAGCTAAATCCCTCTATACCCATGGATCTATTTAGGAAATAGTTGATAGGTCGTTTGCCATAGAGTATCTCAAACTCCGATTGGGACTCAAGGGCTCGACGCACAGAACTCGAAAGGATGATAAGAGGCTGAAACTTCCGAATATACTTCTTATAATTCGTATAGGGTTTTTGCACATATTCTTCCAAGCATTCTCGTCGAGGCACTGGATACATCGTATCTAATCCATTATAAATAGTATACTTGTCATAATACTGGGGAAACTCCTCTTGTATTCTCTCCAATTCAGTCCCATCAAATTCAGAGTTGCTCAGGAATTGACTATGAACCCTGTCAAACCATTCAAGCAGAAGGGGCGTATTCGCACGGCTTCCAAATACACCACTGTACAGAGACTCATTGTTTTCACGGATTAAAAATCCATCCTTCTGTTCAAGAATCTCGAATAGTCGATTTAAATCATCCATCACGATCGTGTCTGAATCAAGCCATATGCCGCCATAATTGCACATTATATTTACACGCGCATAGGCCGCTTGACGAGTCGGATTTAATTTGAAAAAATCGTTTGGAAGATTCGGAATATAGAGTACAATCGTTTTGTCATTTACTATATTTACAACATAATTCCGCTGATTATTTGAATTCAGATATAGTATATCACGTAATATTTTTATCAATTTAAATTCTGCACCTACCCAGTATAAAAACACATTGCGCATCCCTACTTCGGAAGTATATAATAATGCTAGTGATGCCCATCATATGATCGATCATGTGTAAATAGGCCGGGGCCAAATACACATCTATAATTCTGCTGTGCCCATATGGGTGTTAAACGATCTTCAATATTTTCACCATCCACTAAGTGCGGCAGTATCTCCGATGCAAAAAATTGCCGCTTACACAAATATGGATTATTTGTGTAATTACATGATTTTGAAGAAGTAGTATACCATTCATCATTCCCTTTTATAGGATTTATTCGTGATATTTTAGAAGGATATGTTGTATCAGGATGAGGATCCCAATAAATAGCCTCCGCTAGATGTGTACTGTTCACAAATGTTGCAGGAGGTTCATCTTTCCAATTGATATATGCATAATTTGGGTCTCCTGACTGCTTCCGACTACGACCTCGTACTACATCACACTCCTTTTCATTTAAAAAATAGAGTGAATTTAATAAAAAATCACGAATATCTTCGTTCGTTCCATTAATTATAAAGTCATTTTCTAAAAATAATAGAACATCATTACGCGCATTCTCATAGATTGCTTTAAATCCCGAGGCCATTCTGCCATTGTCGGGCATCAGAATATATCGAACATTAAATTCTTCACATATGTCTTTTTCAAGAGACTGTCTATCAGATTGCTGTATTACTACAAAAAAATCATCAACGCATTCAAAAAATTCAGATGTTTTATATGTTTCTAATGTATGTTTTAGTGTTTCTGGTGCAAAATAAGTTAATACACCAGCTGATATAGGCAATTTACTGTTATTCTCAAAATACTCCTTTATTTTATATGGATATGCTACTAATATAATAAATAATACTATACTGCATAGAATAATTCCTAGAGCTGATCGCATCATACTATTTATTATACCGTTAAGAATCTAATTAAGCCCCCCTTCTGTGGAGGGGGGCTTAATTAGATTTTTACGGTACCAATAGGGAATGAACTACCAGTCCGCCATTCCACAGTCATCGCTGCAAGGAACTCTGTTCGAACTGATGGCTAGAGGCCGTAAAGACACCTATTTTATGAAGGATGCCTCGAATAGCGACTCTGTTCAGGATGGCTCTCGATCCGAGAGCCATTCCGAACAGCATGGCTCCTGGGAGCCGAAGGCTCCCAGGAGCGACAGTGCCTTTAACCCCTTCTACAAGGCCTCGACCCCCCTGTTGCAGGAACGGAGGACAGAAACCCCCCTGAATGCCCCGCAGTTCGGCAACAGTTTCGAGATCGAAATCAACAAATACGGGGACGTGCTGACCGAATGCAATCTACTGATCGATCTGCCCTCCTGGCTCCCGCCTCTCCCTTTCGTAAGCGGCGGCACAACTCTGCCCCCCATTCAGGCCAACTCCCAGTACTGGATCACGGATGTCTCGGGCTTCAGCTACGGCTATACCCCCTATATCGGCCTGTTCCTCTTTGAGCGCATCGAGTTCTACCAGGACTCCGCCTTGGTGCAACAGTGGTCGGGGGATGAACTCTTTGCATTGCAAGCCACCGAGGGTTCCTGGAACACCACCTATCTGGGCAATCAGCAACTCGGCGGAGTCGATCAAGGGATCGTGCCAGGACGGAACATCGCCTTTCGAGCCACCCCTGGTCGTTTACGCGTATCCCTGCCTCTGCCCGGCCTCCAAACACCCGAAGACGGCGGATTCCCCCTGTGCTGTGTGCAGCTCCAATCCTATCGCTTCCGCATCAAGTTACGAAAACTGGAAGACCTCATTGTCTCGGACTCAGGAGCGTACAAACCCAATCCCTTCGCCACCCCCTTTCAGTATTATTTGCCGGGCGGATCCTTGTACAGATTTGCCCCTGTTGCCCGTGAATCCGTCGGCCAACCCACCATTCTGTTGGAGACCTTACAGGCCTATATCGACCCCGATGTTCGATTGGCTCTCCAGAACACCAAACAGTCCATTCCGTTCCGCCGACCCTTTGAGAACGTGTTTACCTTTGGCGAAGCCGACTACACATCCCTCGATGTCAGTTCTGTGGCGGCCTCCAGTAGGCGCTTAGATGCCTGCCACCCTGTGGAACGATTGGTGCTGTTCTTCCGAACGGCCAATGCATTGGATCGAAATGAGTATACGAATTTTGTGAATCCTGGATCCGTGGACGGCCAGTTCTACAATGCACTCAAGTTGATTATTGCCGGCCGAGATCGGGAATTCAAACAGTCCGCCCTTGTCTGGCAGGATCTCATGGCCTATGCCAAGGATGAGATTGATAGTGGCTATCCTATAAGTGAAATGCGGTGGAATCTCGGAGACATCTACAATCAGCAACGGCCGTTCAGCCGCGTTCCAAACGGTTCTATCAATTTCACGACGGCGGACAGGCCGACCCTCTATGTCCAGTTAAACAACACTCCTGTGCAAACCATCTCTCAGCAACGGAAAACCGAGTTACGCGTCTTCATGGAGGGCTGGAATGTCTACGAAGTCGTCGGTGGCCGCGGCCGATTGCTGTTCGCGAACTGATCTAAACACGGTCTGTAAACTACGTATAGAATGAGCCATGTTCTTGAGAAGCGCCTGCTGCGATCCACCAAGGAACGCCGCATTCCCTACAAGATCCATCAGACCTTCAAAACGAATAGGATGCCTCCTGCCATGTTCGCCGCTGCCAATTCCTATATCACACTGAATCCCGACTATGACTACTTTTTCTATGACGATGACGACATTGTGGCGGTTCTAGAGGCCTATGACTGTTCTGGACTGGCCTTTACGAAAGAGGAGTTGCGAAAGGCCTACGAGGCTATGAATACCGGTGCCGGCAAAGCCGATCTTTTTCGGTATGTGATTGTCTATCAGGAGGGCGGCTGCTATTTTGATATCGATACCGTCTGCCTGAAGCCCCTCGACACCTTTCTTGACGAAGAGGATGAACTCGTGTCAGGCATCGGGGATCGCGGGGATCTCCACCAGTGGGGCATGATCTATGCACAGCGCCACCCCTTTGTGAAAAAGGCACTCGAGAACAGCGTCTATAATATTCTGAACCGGCGCTTTGTGGCCGGCTACAGGAATTTGGAGGGATTGACGGGGCCTCCTTGCCTGGACATCTCGATTAAGGAAGTGCTCCAACTCCCGCTGCACGTACGGTTTACAAGCGGAATCTATACGATCAAAGGCCATCGATTCCATGTGCTAAACGGGGACTTTTTTGGGGGGGCTATTCAATTTAAGTATGAGGGATACCGTGACGATCTCCGAGCCATGAACATCGCGTATTGGCAAGAAAAACCTATTTTTAAATAGAGCCATGAATCTGTTGCACACCGCCGAATTCTATTTAATGTCAAAACTGATATTCTCCTTTCTGATGGCTATTGTGATCACACTCTCACTCCGTTATAAACTCAGTACTGTGGCCACCTACAGTCTCGTCGGCGGCCTTTTTGTACTCTATATCGGCTCCGAGTATCTGGTGGTATCCGATTTGAATCGGCGGCATGATCTCAAGATTGCGACACTTACAAACTGGCGGTAATCTAAACTCTTATCGCATTCCATTCTAAGATGCCCTGTGTTCACTACAAACGGAAAGCCATGCTGCTCGCTCCCTGTTGTAATGAGTTCTTTGATTGTCGGTTCTGTCACGACAAGGTTCGATTCGAAGACGAAAAGGATGTGAAGCGATGCCACGTGATGGATCGGCATTTGGTGAAGACCGTGCGATGCGTTCTATGTTCTCTCAAACAAGAGGCCGGCCAGGTCTGCAAGGGCTGCGGAGTAGTTCTGGGGAACTATTGGTGTTCCATTTGTGTGTTCTTGGACGACGAGGACAAGGGGCAATTCCACTGCGACAAGTGCGGTATCTGCCGCGTCGGCGGAGCAGCGGCGCATGTCCACTGCGACAAGTGTGGCATCTGCGTGAAAGCAGCGGCCTTCGAGAGCCACGCTTGTTTGGCCAATGCGGCACGGAACGACTGTACGGTCTGCCTGGAGTCCCTGCATCAATCGAGAGATCCGATTCAGTTTCTACGCTGCGGCCATTCTCTTCATAGTAACTGTATGACCGAGTTTCTGAAGGGGGGGCAGCATGTCTGCCCTCTGTGCAAGAAATCCGTTCTGAACGAGGAGTTCCAGCAGCTCCTCATTCAGGATCTCGATCAGCAGATCGAGATGGCTCCAATGCCCGAGGAGTACCGAGACAAACAGGTGCAGATTCAGTGCAATGACTGTTTAGAGAAGGGTCGTGCGCCCTTCCATATCTTCGGGCTCAAATGCGATGATTGTGGATCGTACAATACCACGAAAATTGGTGATAACGAGTAATGCCTGCATGCAGGCATTCGCGGTTACAAATCAAATTAAGTCTCCCGTATTAACGGGAGACTTAATTTGATTTATACCTGTAGGGACTGTTGCGATGGTACGCATCGCTGTGCTCACGATGCCGGCCTCGAATCGCCTACATACCTATTCGTACATCACAGAGGAAACTGTGAAGTGGCTCCGAGGCATCGAGGTGGTGCCTGTAGTGGTCGGTACAGATCTGAACCTGGCCGCAGCCTTGATGCGATCCTGCCACGGCCTGTACATGGGCGGAGGCCCCGCCTACGAGCCCACCTATTTTCTGTTGGCTCGGCATCTACTCACCCTGGCTGTCCACATGAACTATCGTTTGGGACTCTATTTCCCCGTCTGGGGTGTCTGCCACGGCTTCCAGATGCTGGTCGCCGTTCTCGGCTCGGTCTGGCCTTTGGATTCCTTAGATGCCATGATTCATACGGACGGGCATCTACGAAGGAACAGGGAGGCCTCAGGAAGCCGCCTTTTAAAGGCAGCGACCGTGAGCCAACGGCGACTTCTCTATGCCAAAAAGGGTCGTGTCTTCAGTCATCAGCACGGAATCTCCTTGCAACGGTTCCTAGGGAATGAATCCTTGAAGCGGCTCTTTCGGATCTGCTGCACAAGCCTGGACAGGGACGGAAAGGAGTATGTGAGCTTGATCGAAGGATTCGATCTGCCGTTCTACGGCCTGCAGTTCCACCCCGAGTACGAGGGCGGCCTCGGATGGATGTCTGCGTTCTTGCGTCGAGAGCTGATGAAAGGGGCTGCAGAACAGGCTCTGCCATTAGAATCCCTGCCCTTACTACAGCCCTGCCCTATTGCATGGACGGCCTATGGAATGGCGGGAAACTGCTATCGATTTTCTTCGAACCGGTAAGCAAATGCTTGTCCAGAGGATGAGCCGTTTGGCGGCCGAACGAGTTCTTTTGTATTATCCGAGCGATCCGATCTATCGCTTCCATCCTACGGAGCCTGACCTGCTTATTGTGTCCTATGTCTATAATGGCCGATCCTATCATACCCTGTTGGAACGAGGATCTGAGGCATTCCGTGAGATTCAGCTTGTAAACGGGCGTCGAAGCCCCCTTGCAAATTGGTTTCGGAATGCGCAGGAGTTGGAAGCGTTTATGGAGGCGTTGTTGGATGAGGAGGATCCTCGGTCTTTAAGTCCTCTGGGTTTTAAGTAGTCTGTGGGGGGTGGGTGGCTTCTCTTTAAGTCCTCTGAGCTTTAAGTAGGAAGAGATGCGAGCCACTTGCAGATCGCCGCATCGTCGCTCATCTGCAGCAACTGCTGTGGCTTTCCATTGACAATGGCAAGCCACGCCGGAATGGAGCGACCCCCACAGTAGCCGAGCGAATAGTCGTTCTCATCCACGTCGCACAGCATCCAGTGAATGTCTCGGCGGAGCCCTACGATCCGCTGCAGATTGAGCTTGTTGCAGGGGCCACACCAGCTTGCCGTAAAATAGACTACAATGAGGGGCGGCTGCGTTCTAGCGTCCAGGGGCAGAACCGGTTGGCTCGTCTTCGGTCGATTCAGGGACTCGAGGAACTCCTGGCTCAGGGGGGACATCATCGTCTTCACCTGGCTGTTGGACAGCAGTTGTGGCTGCATCTTGCTTCTGAAAGGATCTGCGAATCGAAATGATCAAGCTGGACACAACAATGAATCCGATCGTGCCGGCCAACAAGAGGGAGGTCATTGGGATCCAGGCAGGAGGCGTGGCCATGCCCCCCGTCTGTTTGGCGGCGGCTTTGACTTCGGCTGCCGGTGGAGGATTCATAGATGACACCTGGCGCCCCACCGAAGCCGCCTTTTCTACTGTTTCTACCACCTGTTCTTTCACGTCGTTTACAATTCCGTAGGCGATTTCAAGGTTCCTTAGAAAGGTCTCCAGAAGGGTTGCAATTAGGCCTAAGCCAGGCACCATTTTGGCGCCCGCCAGAAAGGTTTTCACGATCCACATGGTGATAAGCATAAGGATGTTCGGGCATTCGCTGCCCTTTGCAGGTTTCGGAGCACCAAAGAACGCCCAATTCTTGTTGATATCCGAGTTCGTATCAAACACGTAGCTGTATCCACGAATGGCATGGGCTCCAAATGCTAACGGAATCCCAAGAAGGGATGCCATGGCACAAATATGAAGAAAACAGTTAAAATACTCACCTATTAAAAGCTGATCAATGCCCAGAAACCCACCGAACATGAGCGCAATTCCGTACAACATGAAGTTCAGGTGTTTGTCGAGTGTCGCCGGATCGCCTACAGGATCTGTTTCGTCACGGAATCGACAAGCACCGATCCCCGTGGGCCCTATTGCCGGGGCAGCAGTTCCGAAGAGTTTAATCCTGTCCTGTGCAAAGACTGCCATTAGCGCATCATAGAACCACCAGTATCCGAAGGTGACTAGATTGACGATTGTTTTAAGAATGGCCGTGAGAGGGCTTCCCAGATACAACTGGTCTAAGCCACACCAGCCGAACAGAATGGATAATGCCGTGTACCAATTGTAATCGAGATTCTGAATCTTCCATCGATTCAGAGACGAGGCCGAAAACACATTTCGAAACAGGTTGTCCATCCCTGCAGAACTCTATTAGACTCTAGTGCATTTAAAATGCCCTTTTGTGGCTCAGGTGCATTTAAAATGCACCTTTTGTGGCTCAGTGTGTATTCCGCCCCTGTTTATTCTATGCAGTTCATTAGGAGATGGCAGGCCGTAAAACCCTGGATATAGACAATATCATTCTGCGCAATATTCGCGCTGTGAATCCGTATACGAACTTGAGTCCAACGGGAAACACTGTATTGACCATGGATACAAGCGGCAATGCAACCTGGCGCCCCTCTCAGGGATCTTCTTCTACGGGCACGGGCTTTACGGGGCCCACAGGAGCCGCCGCCAGCTTCTTCTCCTTTGTTCCTGTGATCTATCCAAACGGTGGAATCTACACTCTAAACTCTCCCACCAGTATCACAATCAACTCGGGCAACTATGCAGGTGTTGCCTCCTTGGAAACCTTTAGCAGCCCTTGCTATTTTGAGTTCACGATTCCCTCCATTCTTGTCGAAGACGGATATGGGAATACACAGATTACCGTGGGCGTGAAAGATGCCTCTGATACATCGGTGCTCATGCTCATGCTCACGAACAATACGATACGGGATGCAAGTGCCAGCTTTTTGATTGAGGGAGAGTCTCCTTCTACCGTCTATCAGTACAACAATAATGATTTAATGAGCATTCGGTACGACGGCACTACCTTTACGTTGTACCAGAACGGCGCCTATCGCTATTCAAAGGTCGATTTACTCCAGTATCCGATCGGATTCTATCTGATAAATGAAAACTTCGACGGATTAACGAATAATAATTACACATTTACAAACATTAAGGGCTATGTCTATTCGGGCGTGACAGGCTATACGGGGCCTCCAGGAACCGCCGTCAATACGGGTGCCACGGGTGCCACTGGATGGACAGGTGCCCAGGGTGTTTCAGGAAGTGCCACGAATACAGGGGCGACCGGTTCTACGGGCTTCACAGGGAGAACGGGACCCACGGGACCTGCGGGGGTGCTTCTATCCCAGGCGCCTCTTGTGGGTCCCACGGGCGCCGGCATTCTGATTGAATGCCCGACCGGTACCAACCAGTTTCATTACTCTCGCTTCGTAGATGTGTTTGAAAACAGCGGCACGGGAACACTAAATGTAAATGGAACAATCTCTGTTACAGATTCGATTGTTGGGCAGCGAGTTATAGGGCCCACGCTCATTAATGGTACTGGATCACTTCCCTATAATTCCTTAGGATTAACTGTCTATCAATTAGCAAATCCACCGGCAACTGGATTTTGGTGTGTGGCAATTTCAACGTCTGCATCAGACGATGCCAGTGTTCAGAGCTGCATAAGCTGTCTTGCTTATTTTAATGGAACTACATCTAAATGGACACAGGGTGGCAATGCATCTGCAGTTGTAAGTGGACTATCAACCCTCTTTGCTCAACTCTTTATAGCGAGTGGACTACTCTATTTCAAACAGATGACAGGAGTGACTCTTACAGGGATGCGATACAGTATGACACAGATCACGGGTTCCATTCCAGGGTTCTAAACACGGTTTGCAATTATTTTATGAGAACTATGCGGTAGTTCTCATAAAATACCCTTCGAATCGCTCAGATCGTAAATAAGACACCCCCGAATCCGTTGATTACGCGGAACACATTGTAATTGAGCGCATAGATACGAATTGAGCAGGCACCCTGGGTTCCGTTCAGATTCGCATTCATGGTGATCTGCCAATTCACCGAGTCAATACGACTCGCATTCAGAGTCCCGGTCGGCTGCGCATCTTCGGGTCGCAAGGCCAACGAATAGCAGTAGATAAAGTTCTGCACCGGCGTTGTCGTGTGATGATCATAGGGCTGCACAAGACGGAAATAGGGAGCCGAACGCACCTGGAACCGATCGTAGCCATCGAGCTGCAGCAGTGCCGTCGCAATGAGATCCGTCCGCACCTGACCCGGCATCAGAAACGGCCGCACAACGGCAGGGAGTGCCTCATTAATAGCCAAACTGCTGTAATTAAACGGCTCGTTGACCTGGTTCATGAAATCGCGCTTCGCCACAAAGATGAACTCCTTGATCGGATGGTTGAAATCCGTCTGAATGGTGATCTGTGTCTGGTTCGCCGTGACCCCTATCAGGGGCGTGTACTGAATCTGCTCAATGAGGTACTCGTGGCTCTTGCTCACAAAGCGCCTGCGCTCTTCCACATCCAGGTAGATATAGTCACCCCACAGCATCATGCTCGTAATTGACGCAGGATTCGTGGTTAAGGTGCAGTTCGGAACCGTGATCAGCTGGGTCGAATAGAAGAGGCTTTTCAAGGGTGCAATGGTAATGTTGATACGAATGGGATGATACTGAAGAGCTAACAGGGGGATATAAAGGCCTGGATTTCGGCAAAAGTAGAACTGGAGCGGAACATAGAGCCGTAAGCCTTCAGAACTGGTACCCGGGATCAGATCGGGAACAGGATATCCATCGAGTCTGCCAAGCATTGTGTTCAGGGCATCCCGCTGTGACAGCGGCGTAGTCAGCTGTTCCCAGATCTCCATCCATTCCCCCGTCTGTTTGTCGATCTGCTGCTCCCCCACCTCAAAGGTGACCTCTTGAATGAGTGCATTCCCGATGGAATTCACATAACTGACAGGAGTGCCATCGGTCAGGGTCAACCCTGGCAACAGCACATCGATGTAGACCTTGCCGAGCAGATCGCCCCGTCTCGGAATCAAACAGGAGATGCGCTGGCCGAAGTTTGCTGTGCCATCGAAGTACATGGGCTGCGATTCCATGGCGAAGTTCGTATAGCGCCTGTACACCATTTTGAAATAGGAGATTTGTGGATTTCCTGTCAAAAAAATATCCTGTTTTCCTTGCGCCACAAGCTGTAGTAGTCCTCCTCCAGCCGGCATTCCTGATGTTAGATCCTAATTAATTACAGGTATTGAACCCCTCTCCGGATTGAGTTTGGGCGATCCGCAAATCATATGAACTCCCTGTAGAGCGTCATGAGTCGCAAAAGCAGGGATGTGTTTCGCGTCGGCGATCTAACAATTGACAGCACCACCAATTCGAATAACTCTGAACTGATTTTTCGGAGCAAAGAGCCCCCTTACAATGCCTATTCGGGCATCTATTATACACTCTCCTCCGCCCAGGCCGACGATCCTACGATCCGTATCAATCAGTTTGCACCCAATGGCGTTTTTCTGAATTTCGGCTATTTCTATGACACCCAGTTCAATCCGGTTCCCCCTGGGCCCCGTATCACCGTGGTCGGCGGCATCGGTGACAGAACCCAGGAACCCAATCCATCTCTCACCTACAGCTACGACAATATTCACTGGTATCCGTGGTCAAACGATGTGAATTTGCTGCAGAACGGCGGTTGCACGGCAGTTGCTTATAACGGCTTTATCTTTGCGGCAGGGGGGTCTGCCACGGCGGACACAAAACTCTGCTATTCGGCCAATGGAAGTAGCTGGATTCCTGGGGATGTATCTGCCAATACATTCTTTGAAAATGGCTGCAATGTAATCGCTACAAATGGTGGATTCTGGATTGGGGGATCGAGCGGCAGATATCGAGTTATGAATAGTTATGATGGAATTAACTGGTATCCATCCTCTCTACTGGGCGCCGATTCGAAACTGACCATCAGTTGTAAGGCGGCCGCTTGGAGCGGCACCCTGTGGGTTGCAGGCGGCGAGGGCATTGACAATATTATTCATAGTACCGATGGACTGTCCTGGATAAACTCTGAGAATGCAAATTCTGTTCTAAAAGAGTGCCGATCGGTTGCATGGAGTGGAAGTACCTGGATTGCAGGAGGCATTGCAGCGGATCCCTCGAATGGAATTATCCCCACCAATATGGCATACAGTCTCGATTCAATCAATTGGTATTCGGTTGTAATTGCAACACCCTTGAGAACTGCGTATTCCCTTCGGGACAGCTGTAATGCCGTGGCTTGGAGCGGAGCCATGTGGGTGGCGGGCGGCGAAGACGATGCCTCGGGACATACATTAGCCTATAGTTATGATGGAACTGCCTGGTATCCTGGCACTCCCTATGTGTTTCAGAGTTGTAAAGCCGTTTCATGGAACGGCAATAGTTGGGCGGCCGCCGGCAGCGGCACGAACAGTCTTGCCACCAGTTTTGACGGAATCCATTGGACGCCGAATGCAGACGGCAATGCATTGCTGCCAGGGGGTGGCGGAGCCGTCGCCGTGAATCGCATTCTGCCCAATGCCGCCACGGTGCAGGCCAGCAATGTGTTCAGCTCCTCCAACAGTCTCAATCTGATCGGCGGCTCGGGAGAGACACTCATTGCCTTTAGCAAAGACGGAATTACCTGGACACCCTCGATTTCTGCCGCCAAAATCTTTGCAGGGGGCGCCTGTACCGCCCTCTCCTGGAACGGCTTCCTATGGGTAGGCGGATTCTCAAATACATACAACCCATTCAACATAATTACCGATAGAATAACCTTTACAATGGGCAATTCGGAGGATGGAGTCACCTGGACTTCAAATACAGTTGGCTCCAGCCTTCTTACAGATAGCTGTGTTGCCGTTGCGAATGCAATTGATAATGCAACATTCATATGGGTTGCAGGAGGGTCTGGAGATCACCGACTTATTACAAGTGACGGCGCACTGGGGGCAGGGGGCATCGTATGGATTGCCACGGTGAATGGCGATTCCATTTTTGATGCATCGGCGTCCAATCTGATAGATCAAGGTGTCTGTACGTCGGTTGGCTGGGATGGAACCTATTGGATTGCAGGCTCCAACTGTTTCCTAAATCGACTTGCATTTAGTTCCGATGGGCTCACCTGGACAGGATCCGCCTCAGGAAATGCACTGTTTACGCGTTGCAATGCCTTGGCATGGAACGGGCTCCAGTGGATTGCGGCGGGAAAATTCAATAATCACAGTGTGGTCGCCAGTAGTCAGAATGGACAGACGTGGACGGCCGTGAGCGACTATGGGGGATATGCCGTGTCAGGAATCACCTGGAATACCGTGGCCTGCAATGAAAGTATATGGCTTCTCGGAGGCGACGTTTCATCTGGCGATACCCCGATTCTCTTCAGTTATGATGGGCAGAACTGGTCGCAAGCCCTTGGCACCGACCTATTCTTGAGCCGCGGCTGCAAATCCATTACATGGGACGGCAACCTCTGGATGGCCGTTGGATCCGGTGCTCATAATGCAATCTACAGCTATAACGGAGCCGCCTGGAACAATACGTATAACGGCGACAGTCTGTTTGGCACAGGGGCGGTGACCGTCGCGTCGAATCGCCCCCAGACAACGGTGGGACATACGCGACCCACGCCGACCCTCTATGCAACTACATTAGGGCAAGGGGTAGGGCAAGTGACATTTACACCGAATGGTAAACACCTGAATAGTCTCTATCCTGCGGGGAATCTCTTTATTAATGATGTATCTGGAACCATGGGACTCAACATTGTTCCGACGACCCATACCGACCTTTCGGGAGCCACTATCTCTCCCATTCTGGATATTATAGGTAAAACCCCTGCCACCAACGGAATCTATGTAGAGTGTTATGAGCCAATGCTATCGCTTGTCAATAATTCGGGACATACCGATGTGGATCTGAATGATACTCCCATTGCTCGTATTGAAATGTATGATATATCCACCAACGTGGGATGGTCAATTACCGATGCCTTCAATTATGATGGTGCTCTTACAAATCACTTACAACTGACATCATGGAAAAATGACAACCCCTATACAGTTGTCGATATTGCACCCGGCGATTTTGGGGCGGGGAATGTTCAGATCAATGGACTCGATCCTGTGGACAGCGGCGCCGCCCTCTACGTGAACTGCGCCAATATTACCGGATCCAATGCCGTTTCTATAAAAGGCAATGTGCACATTAATGATGTAAATCCATCCGATGTCAATTCGGCGGCACTCTATGCGAATGGTTCTACCAATACCCAGTCCAATGTCATGACACTCATAGGCAATGTGCACATCAATGATCCGAGTCCCAGTGCCGTCAATCCCGCGGCACTCTATGTGAACGGTTCTGCCAATACCAATAGTAATGCAATTACTACAATTGGTAATGTCTATATCAAGAGTCCTGGTATAGCAGCGGCCAATCCTGGAGCACTCTATGTAAACAGGGTCAATCCTGATACATCCGATGTTCGATTTGGATCGGATGCAACGAACTTTACGATTCGAACGAACAATGCATCCGCCGCCCAACTGATTGGATATCCGAGCACGCGATTCTATAGAGGCGGAAATGGGAACTATGTCGAATTTAATGGAACAGATTTCTTTCCGTCTCCCACAAATACGCTCAATCTTGGACTATCAACGAATCACTGGAACAATTTCTATACGAATACGATCAACTCGGATGGGTCGGATGTTAGCATTGGAGGCACCTATGGACTTCGGATCAATCCAAATTTAATAGGAGGAGTAGGGCTCATTGCAAATACAAATCAGCTGATATTTGGAGTACCAACCAGTATATCTACAGGCCAGTATGTGTTCTGGAACGGAAACAGTCTGGGCCCGCAGATAACAAATACAGCAGATTTAGGACTGAATTTCTATCGGTGGAACAATCTATTTGTGAATAATATCAATCCACAGGGAAGCTCCCTGTCACTCGTTGGAACTACAGGATTTACAATTGGCGGATCGGCGGCAGGCGCCGGCAATCTGATTCAGGCCAATAATAATCAGAGATTTGTAATCGGTAGCACGAACAATAGTAATGCGCCTAACTATGTCTACTGGGATGGAGTACGTCTATTTCCCTATCCTGCCGCCTTTGGAACTCCAGTCCCACTAGGCGGGTATAGCCTAGGGGCTGCAGATACTCCTTGGGCAAATCTCTATACGCAAAATATTAACCGTGATCGTACCGATCTACTGATTGGTAATAATAGTTCAAATGGTAAATTAGTCCTTCGAACCAATGGATCCACCACACAAGTTATTGGATCTCCTCAGCTCGATTTAAAAACAGGGTACACGGGGGGTGGTATTCGCATCAATGGATTACTTAATCCATCGAGTGTTGTTCCGATTACGGGCGATGCCCCTTACAACTACCCTGTCAGTTTAGGATCTTCGGTGACTCCCTGGAGTAGTCTCTGGGCAAATGCGATTAATCCGGGTACGCTGGGAGTCCCAGATTACGTTTATGAATCTTCAACACCTGGAAGCGGATCTCATAAACTTGCAGAAGGATTTACATATACAGTTACTGTAACAATTGTGGGGGGAGGAGGAGGTGGAGTTCATTGGAATGCCTATTATCCAACAAACAGTGCAGCCGGTGGTTCAGGAGCATATATATCTGGAACTAAAACAGGTGTTCCAGGAGGAACGGTCATTAGTTGGACTATTGGGGGCGTCGGCGCAAATAATAATGTAGCAATGCCTAGTCCTCCGCCAACGGCAGTTGCCCTTGGCGGCGTGGGCGGCGCTTCATCGGTAGACGTTGGGACACTAGCAACATTTATTGGCTACGCGGGGACGAGGGGGATCGTAACAGCTAGTTATAGCAGCATTTTAGGAGTTTGGGTGCCCGCAGAATGGATTGGAGGGAATGGCGGTACTTATGAAACAACGGGGTCGCCAACGACTGTTTCGGGAATTAATGGGAACAACGGGGTAGCGAGCGGAGTCCCCCCGTTCGCTACCCCCACTCCAGCTAAATATAGTACGTATGGTATAGGTGGAGGGGGGGACGGCGAAAATGGTTCAGATGGCTACGTCAGAATTGTGGCAACTGAAACCTCAGGCCCACAGATTACATATAATTTATCATCAGGCCCCGTATATATAGACACGCTCTATGTAAGAAATATTATCAACTATCCGTAAAAATGTTATAAACTATTAAGCGGCACAGTATACACAAGATTCGGCTGAATCACCACAGGCTGCGTAGTCATTTTACTCTCATTCTGGGGAATATACCCATAGGACTGTAACCCTTCTGCAACAAGAGCACGATACTCATACGACGGATAGGTAAGAGGGGAAGGACGATAGGTCGTACTGGCTGTCACTGTAGTAGAATAGACCTGATTGGTCGGTGGATTCGGCTCGAAACTGCAGCTGGAGGTATCGAAGAACCCCGAGCAGTTCGACAGATCGTAGGCGGCCGCCGGCATGCGCTCCTGGAGCAGGTGGCGGTTGAAACCGGCCAACGTGGCTTGCCCGTGGATTTGGCGAATCAGATCGGACGCGTTCATTCTACAAGGTCTCCGTATAAAATAAAGGATGGTCAGCAAAGCTGACCATCCTTTATTGTATCCTGGGAGTTCTGTGAGGAACAGAACTCCAACCTAAGAACAGATTCCGCATACTAAGTAATGTGCGGCATCTGGTGTAAAATTGGCCGACAGGCGACCCAAGCCGAACGAGACCAGTGCACGCACCGACTTGAGAATCGGGGCCCCGAACATACGCAGGTCACCGATGTCGGCTCCTGTACCCTCGGCTTCACACGGCTCGCGCTCAATGGCCTCGGATCCACGGGGATGCAGCCCATGCGTCACGGCAATATTCACTGGGTCTGCAACGGGGAGATCTACAACTGGATGGAGCTCAGGGATCGGCTTGGACTAGAGCAGGCAGGATCGAGTGACCCTGCCCTCAGAGGGCAGCATGGCTCGACGGAGGCTCTGCATCCGTCGAGCGACTGTTCCATCCTGGGATCTCTCTGGCTCCGTTATCGGGACGACCCCGCCCTCTTTTTCAGGGCTCTCGACGGCGTCTTTGCTCTGATTCTGATTGATGAAGAACGGGGCACGGTTACGGTCGGCCGTGATCCGTACGGAGTCCGCCCGCTCTTCTGTGTCTATAACGAAGAGGTCACGTTCTATGCCTCCGAAATGAAGGCTCTGACGGCGTTGCTGCCCAAGGAGCCCATTCAGCACGTGAAACCCGGAACCTATATTCAGCTAACCAGGGAGGGGCAGTGGTCGACGACCAAGCGGTGGCATACCGTACCGTGGCTCAAGAACCCCCTCTTGTCCTACGAAGAGGAGGCCATGGCCGCACTCCGCGTCTCGTTGATGGCAGCCGTGCGCAAGCGGCTTCTGACGGAGCGTCCCGTGGCGGCTCTCTTGTCGGGCGGCGTCGACAGTTCTCTGATTGCCGCCCTTGTCCAAAAAGAGCTGCAGATGCTCGGCAAACCCCCGTTGGAGACGTTTACGATCGGGTTCGAAGGGAGCCCCGACCTCTTGTTCGCTCGCGAAGTGGCCAACTGGATCGGCAGTCGGCATACGGAGATTGTGATGACGCCCGACGAGTTCTTTGAGGCCATTCAGCCCGTCATTCGGGACATCGAGTCCTACGATATTACGACGGTTCGCGCCTCGGTGGGGAACTGGCTCGTCAGTCGGGAGATCCGGCGCCTAAGTGATGCCAAGGTTGTGTTTAACGGGGACGGGGCGGACGAGGTCTTCGGCTCCTATTTGTACTTTTTCAGAGCGCCCGATGACGAGACGTTTGAAGCGGAGTCCAGTCGGCTTCTAGAGGAGATCTATCAGTTCGATGTGCTTCGATCCGATCGTTCGATCAGCAGCCACGGCTTGGAGCCGAGAACACCGTTCTTGGACAAGCAGTTTGTGGCAACAGCCAAGTCCATTGCCACGAAGCTGATACGGCCGCGAACAGGGGAACGTCCTGAGAAGTGGTTGCTTCGCAAGGCCTTCGAACCGATGCGCCTTCTACCGCCTGCCGTTCTTTGGCGGCAGAAGGAGGCCTTTAGTGACGGAGTAAGCGGTACGCATAAGTCGTGGTATCAGGAGATCCAAGAACGCATGGAACCCCTCGTTGTCTCGAAGCGCCTCTACAGGCATGTGAGTCCCTTGACAAAGGAGGCGCGGTACTATCGGGATCTCTTTCACGAATACTATGGAGTGGAGGGGCAGGGTGTCATTGGTCACTTCTGGATGCCGAAATGGTCGAATGAGACGACCGATCCATCAGCAAGAACACTCAGTTGCTATTAGGCGGCGAAATATATGTAATCTCAGTAGATGTCGAACTTCTTGTCAGAAGCCTCCTTATCGGTCGGCGGGCTCAGTGAAAAGATTCCTTGGTCAACCATCACCTGGATTCTAGTAGTGGCCGTGGTGGTGGCCATTGCTGTGAATATCTGTGTGCAGTATCGTGTCTTTGAGCGCTCGAATCCTTCCCTCTCGTATGGACTTGAGTCACGATTGGCAGAAGGGTTTGCCAAAGAGAATAATTCAAACAAGGCTCCACTGCCGCCCGAAGGATTCTTTGGCTCTGTGGCACGCGGTGCAGGACATCCCGACTGTCTCCGGACTCTCAATGCGGGACCCCAACTCTTGGGCGGAGTCGTGGCTGCCCGTGGCTCGGCCGACTACGCCGAATTCCAGGTACTGCTGAGCAAACTCGGATGCCTGAAGAAGGATATCATGAGTCCGTCGGGCATTGTGGAGGCGACTCGCTACCAGCCCTATGAGACGGCGCACGATCGCCAGCCGGTCGCCGAAGTGGCCGCGACCTGCCTGAATCGCACCATTGCCCCTCGGGATTTGGATATCACCTTTAAGACCTGGAATGATCGGGGCAAAATCCTGTTATTGCGTTTGTGCACTCTCGCAAATCTGAAGGAGGGGGAGGTCGTGAAACTGGAGAAGTTGTTTGTATCGGCCGTGGACGATGTCTTTCTGATTGCGAAAGGACGGTGCATTGCCACGCCGGGCGAACAGGAGGCGGGAGCGCATGATGCACAGCCGTATGAGCCGCAGGAGACAAAGAATCTGCGGGAGTACAATGGCTATTTCTCGGGCTGGGGAGGAGCAGTGTAAACGGCATAGCCGTTTACACTGAACAGAGAGGAGCTGTGTAAGTACACTGAACAGAGAGGGGCTGTGTAGCGTAGCTATACTGAACAGGGAGGAGCTGTGTAAACAGAGGGGCAGTTCGTTATTAAAATCCACTTTCAGTGACTTTTAATAGCGGTTCAAGAATTGCTTACAATGCAGTTGCAATCGTATCATTTGCTGGAGCAGCCTTCTTACTCGACTCATAGGGTGCATAGGTCGAATTATTGCTGTCAAATCCGTCAATGATTCCGTAGAAGACTTTGCTGTTGTCGGTCGTCGTCGTAGCCTTCGGCTTCTTATTTTTGCATCCACACGGCTTCTTGCAACCACACGGCTTTGCGGGCGGTGTAGGAGGGGCGGCAGGTGCCTGAAGAGTGGCCGATTTATCATAGACAATAATGAAGGCAATCACCAAAATAAAAAGAATGACTGCGCCAATCAACATATACATTTTTATCTGATAAGAGACAGGAAAATCATTAATCCGAGAATCTGCCAGACGGATTTGGCCGGCTTAGCGATACTGAAGAGATCAAGAACCACATTGTTCCAGAGCCACTTGCCTATCAAGCTGATGATGGCCACGGCAATCAGGAACGCCAGAATGGAGGAGACGAGTTCCATGTAGAGATCGCGACGCTTCGAATCCGAGCCGGACATATCCGTAAAGGCATCTAGGCTGGCGGCGACTGCACTCTGAAGTCCCATGGGTTCTACTTACGGTGGCGGTTTTTCCTAACTGACCTTCGGAATCCACCTTCCAGCGATTTTTCAATGGGCTCCAAGCCCATCGCCTCTCGTACCTGATTCATGAGTTCTTTTGCATCTGCATTTGTCATTGCGCCGGTTTTAACCCATCGTGTAAATTCAGATATTTTACCACGCGCCGCCATGGTGCGCACTTTGGTGCCTGAGATGGCCGCTTCGGGACGCGGCAGAACCCGGATGCCCAGAGTCGCCGTTCTGGCCACCAGATCCGCTGCGAGTTTTGCATTTGCAAACATCTCTTCAAAATCCGCTTTGCGATCAAGTCCAACGATGACCGTAATATCCTTGTAGCCGGCCTCTAAAAGATGACCGATGGCCTTGAAGATGGTCTTGCAGTCCTGCGTCGTCGTGTTGATGATACGAACCCCTTCAGGAAACATCTTTTTCAACCAATGCACCTTCTGATCAATCGTTAATGGATTGTTGTAGAGTTCTGCAAGTTCACGGGCATTGGCAGATTTTGTAGGAGAGGGAGCCCCTGCCCCTGCACCTCCAGCAGGCACAGCGGCCTT